AACTTCGGCAGCTGATAGGCCAATACCAAGTCGAGTTAGTGCGCTGGTATTGCCTTCATAGGCTTTGCCGAGTGCATTAGATACCGCTTCAACAGATTTCCCAGTTGCAGCACTAATATCAAGCGCAAGTTCTAATCCGTCTTGTGCCTTTGTAAGATCTCCGGTTGCTGTGGCTAACCTTTGAAACGCTGGGCGAAGTGCATCATCAGCAATTCCAAAAGCCAAGGACATTTGAGATATTTGTTTCTCAACTGATGCAATTTGTTCATCTGTTGCATTTGTAACATTGCGAAGCGCGTTAGCCAAACGCAATTGTGCGGCTTCGTCTTCAATTGCAGCCTTAACGCCATCGACCGCTAATTTGACTGCATACGCGGCAGCTGCGGCTGCGGCGGCTGCAAAAGCGGCTGCGGCAACCTTTCCAAACTTTTCTAATTTACCGCCAAAGCCTTCAACCTCTTTTGAGCCGGTGTCTAGTTTCTTCTTAAGATCGTCAACATCAGCAAGGATTGAAAGTTTAAGAGTTCTACTACCGGCCATTAATCCCACTCCTTAAGGATTTTGCTAAACGCATCTTCCCATTGTCTCACTAATTCAGGCTGAATTTGGCGAAGGGTTGGATAGATGAAATATCCCGAATTTCCCCGTCCCCTATTTGGAGTGCGTCTTGGGAATTGCTTAAAACGATTAGATCCAAATTCAAGACCCGGCCAGAGTATTTGTGTAGTGCCACCGCCGCTAAAACGCTGACCCGCAAATCCATAAGAGAATTCACCGATTTTGCTTGATTTCGATACGCGGACACCCTCGGCAACGCGCCTGACCGCCGCGCTTGCGACTGTGCGCCCGTAGGCTGTGGCTTTGATTTTATCGGCTGCGAATGTAGCCAGCGCATTACTCGTTCGTTTAGCTTGATCAACAGCTTCATCGTCCATAGCCTTAAAAGCTTTGACAATAGAGCGGAGTTCGGCGCGGTCATAGGAGATTGGTTCATTTGCCATTCCTTTTCTCCAATATCTCAATCGCCGTCAAAATATCTTCAGCCGTTTCCCAATATTGCATTGGGATACCGGAAACTATCGCTAGATCGATTAAGAGTCTATTGAGGCTTCCGGTTGGGTAGCTTTTGGGTCTTGTGAGTCACCGATGACGACTTCATCAACAGTCATCTCCCATATCTCGTAAGACTTAACCGGCTTGCCAGCGGCAGCGCGAACATAAGCGCAATGCGCCAAGAATAGAAAATCGTTTAATTGATAAGACTGGACTCCAGTCATATTGTAGAGCGATTTCCCGGTCTTTCGTTCCCACTTAGACCACTCCGGCAAACCGGCGTGATAAGTCTCAACATCCCCGTTGCTGTATTTAATTGTTATGTCTAACTTCATCTCCCGATGCTCCGATTTCTCTTAACTGAAGGTTTCTGTTGGGGTTCCTACTACTGTCATCGTCCAAGTATCTGTCAATGCTCCGGGAGCTGCGCCACCGGCACTTGGGAAAATTGGAAGGACATTGAAAGCAAAGACCGCTCCGGATACAGCTGTAAAGCTGACTGCAAGAGTCGTGTTTGGTGCTGATTCTGCATCAGACCACATTGCTTCAAACAAGGATGAGGTTGCGCCCCAGTCTTGAAGAAGTTCGATTGTGAAAGTCCATTGCTTATCTACGGACTTGTAGGCGCGACCATCGAGAGTCTGATAAGTCTCAATGATTGTGTCGCAAGAAAGAGTCGCTGATGTCGCTTGAGCATCATAGGTTGCTGAATCAAGCGTAAAGGTGACATCGCGGCCGGTGATTACTGTTGTTGGCACTTTGTTCTCCTTATGAAGTTTGCTCGTAGCGGACGCTCAAGCGTATATCGGAAACTAACAAATTTGTTGTTCCCACTTGAGTTACTGTCGGTCTTTCGACTGTTGATAACTCATACTTGGATCCGTTTAGGGCTCCAAGAATACTAATAACCAATTTCTCGAGATTGTCGAGACTGGCCTCGTTTGAAAAGTAAGCGACTAAAGCTGAAACTGTGTAATTAAGTCTGACGCGAACATTGCCCTTGCCAATTGTTTCCAATTCCATATATGGCGAATCCGGCACTAAAACAACTGCTGGAACTATTGGCGCTTCGGGCACAAAGTCATAAACATTTGCGGTCACACCCGCGAGAGCGGTTGCGATTGCGCCTCGGACATCTCCGGAAATTGTGCTGGCTGGCATTAGCCGATCATCGATTCTGTGTCGATATATGGGCCGAGTAATCCAACAACTCTATTGAAGAGGGAGCGGCCGAGGCGGAAAGGGGTCACCGCGAAATCCACTCCCTCTATTTGTCCGCCTGCGGCGGTTCTTGATTGAAAGACTTCAACGGCGACTGCCAAAACAGCAGACTCGACATTGGCATTTCCGACATAGGTAGATGCTCCAGAGAGCGTAGCCTTTCCGGCTGGGATAATATTTTTTGCCAAAACATCTGCATTAGTGATAGCTGCGGTAAATACATAATCGGAAATCTCATCATCTGTAATAGTCCGAGTGCCGTTAAATGGTGATCCGCATCCAGTTATAACAACGGATTGACCCTCGGTAAATTCGTGAATGGTTGAAGTAGTGAAGTAAGCAATATTGTCGGTTAGTTCAACTGCTTTAATGTCGGAAGCAAAAGTAACTAACATTGGCAGGATTAGATTTTCGCTTGTGTCGATAATGTCATTCAAATAAGCATCGTTATAAAGGGATGAGGAAACGCCCAAGATTGTCCTCAACTCAGAGGCTAATACAATCGAGGGCATTTCCTAATCCTTTCTACTAAGGGGTAAAGGCCAGCTCGGGAGCGACTGGCCCTTACTATTTTGATTTATCAGCTCTTGTTGAACCAGTTAGCGCCGGCCGCAACTTTCGTCGCGAGAGCTCCATAACCATAATAGGCCACTTTGATTTGACCATTAAGTTTGCCGTTGGAGACAACATTTGTCTCTAGACGGAAGCGGCTTGACTCATACCAAGTATAAGACTCTGGATTGATTACTACCATTGAGTAATCAGCCGTTCCATCTCCACCGGAACCAGTAAAGGTTCTAGCAACAAATAGATCAAGACCTAGAACATTACCGCGCAAAGATTGTGGACTTACTGCTCCGCCAGCATTTGAAGGCTGTGAAGCTGTGTAAATTGGACGGCCGGATGACTCTGCGTAGCTCATAATGTTGCCCCATTGTTCAGGCGTAACAACAAGATTACGAGCAAAACCAAGAGATGCAGAATAAACTGCTGCCGCTGCGCTTGAGACATAAGCAACCAGGCCTGAAGCCGAGTTTGCCTGTGCAGTAGCGTTTAGAGTTCCTGCGCCTTGAATTGTCGTTCCAACATAAGAATCAGTTGCTTTTGCATAAGCAAACTCCATTTGACGAACGAGTTCATCAAAAAATGCTGGAGAAGAACGATCAAGAAGTTCTACGCTGAAAGTTTGTCCACCAGCAAACTTCTTAACATCTACAGAAATGTAGCTGTTTGTCATTCCAGTCTCATCGATTTCAGCTGCCTCTGCCTCTACTGCAACAGTTGGAACTGCTGTGATTTTAGGAATTTCAAAAGTCATTCCTGCGTCAGGCAAAACTCCCGACGAAATCGCTGAAATTAGCGGTCTATCTGCGTTTGATAGTGGGTTAACGATTTCAGTTAACTGGCGGGTTGGAATTAGACCAGCATTGTTGCTTGTGCTGTCATCAGCAGCAAGAACATATTGACGAGATGCATCATCGCCGAATACTTTCGAGCGGATAGATGCTTCAAGATACTTCGCCTTAGTAAACTCTAGGCGAGGTGAGGTATAGAACGCTGGGCGAGCCGCCTCAACGGACTGAACCTTGGCAGCTTCTACCGTTTCTTCGGCAGGAGCTGGAACGGTAGTGTCTGACACTTGTTCTCCTTCGGTTGGTTTGTCTGAATCGGCGGTTGCCGGCTCAGAATCTTTAGGTGCTTCGTTTTCAGATGCAGCAACTTCGCTAACGCGAGCGCTATCAATTGCTGGATCAGTAACTAAGGAAACTTCTTCAAGTGATGCGCTTGTAATCTTCATAACGCCCTTGTCATTTGTCCACTCGTTAATCATTGCGCCAACTGAAAAGCCATCGCGAAGTCCTTCGCTTGCTTCAACTAACGCATCTTCGCCAGCCATTGTGTTAGCAATCTTAAAAGTCGCCTCGATGCCATCGTTTGTCTCAGTAAATTCCATAACTTTGCCAATTGGGCGAGTGCGGTCGTGCTCAAGAAGCAATTTAACATTCTTAAGCTCGATTGAGTTAGATGCGAATACTGTTGGGCCGACCGAAGTGTTTCCTTGCTCGTTCCAAGTAACAATTTTGCCGGTGATTGTCCGCTTATTTGAATCGGCTGCGGTTATTGCCATTGGTAGATTAATTTTCATTAGGAATTAAATCTTCCTCTCGTTGAATTTGCTCAACGCTCATTGCGCCGATGCGGTTTAGGATTTCATAAACTTGAGCGCGCTCCAAAGCGTTACCGCGAAGGAAATCGTCAAGTGCAAAGCGCACCATAACCGGATTAGGTACAAAATCCGGCAAGCTGAGCCTTTCCTCAATCGCTTTTAATATTGGGCGAAGTGAGAAATCAACTAATGAGCGCCGCTCTGAGACGGCGTTTGAATAGGTCATTGATGTCGTTTCGGCGCTCAAGAAGTATGCAGGAATACCGCAAGCGCGGGCAAGTTCAAGAGCCACATATTGACGCGCCTCGGTTAATTGCAAAGCTTTAGGATCAAAACCAATTGTCTGAATATCGACATCAGCGTTTAGAAACGCTGTGCCTCGAGATTGACGCGCTGTGCGCCAAGCATTAAGCAAAGATTGAATTCTTTCGGCTGGTAGATTTGTGCCGGTTGATTTAAGAGCCAATGTTGGAACTGGATCCTTGGCATAAGTAAGTGCAGCGTTCTCAAGATAAACAGCTGCATTAACAGTCTTACCGGCGCGGTGTAAAAATCCTTCATCGCCACCATCGAATCTAATTAATGAGCCGACTCCGCTTTGTGGCACAGCCATTCCATCAACTTTATATCCGGTGATTGTCGTATTCTTAAAATCTGTATCAACTGTTACGCGATCAGGACTGACTCGAGTCCAAGCGCGAACGCGTCCGCCATCGGTTGCGGAATACATTTCCAGGACTTGTCCATAACCAGCGCCATATAACCAAATATCTTCAGCAAGCCAATTGTAAATAACAAAGCCAGCTACTCTCGGGTCTGGTTGATTGATTACTCGGTGCGGATCCACATATTCGCCAGTAATTCGGTTAAATGTTGTTAAAGGTAGCGAGCCAATTGTTCCGCAGATAATATTTCGAGCGCGAGCAACTGAAGGAACTGACATAGCAAGGGAACGGGTTGTATTTGTTGCACCGCCAAGAATGTTATAGACCGAATCCGTAATTTGAACTGGTGTTAATGCAGCTTCTACATCGGAAGTCCGAATTGGCTTAGATGCTGGAAAGAAGAAATCTCTAATTGCGCCCATTATTGCTTAGATTGTAGGGGATACGGCTTACGCAACAACGATATCGACTCCATCGTCGAACTGTGTCGCGTAGTGAGAAGCCATAGCGGCGGCAACCGCTCCCGTGATTACCGCCGCCGAAACTTTGCGGCCCATAACCCAACCGCCATCGCCAAAATTAACCCTTACCGCCGACAAACAATGCTTGGTTAATTCCTCTTGGTTGCTATGGGCTAATCGACCGCTTGATATAGCGCTTAGAAACTCATCGCAGCTTGTCGCGTAAGGCTGGCCGTCAATAGCTTCACAAGGTAGGCCGGCTGGGACCAACCGAGCAGCAACAGCGCTAGCCGTTCGCGCCGAGTAAGCGATTTTCAAGACATTAAACCGGCGATACCAATCAGCGATGTCGTTGGCAATTAACTTATCGGATAGGTAGCCGGGATTAGTCCAAGTTTGGAGGAGTTGCACTTGGAATCTGTCTTTGTCGATTCGCTGACTCGCGACTAGCGCCGCTTGCCTTCTATCGGGGGACAAATCAATCGCTAGCCAAGTGTCCGCGCTGTCATTCAAGCGCAGACCCTCGACCGCGCAAGTTTGCCATTGAGACGGATGGATAACTGGATTGATTGTGCTAACCCATTGACATAAGACTTCCGTCCGAACAATATCTTCAGGATCATTTAAGACCGCTCGGATATTGTCCGGATGGATTGTGTGTCCGAGTGAGGGATTTGCTTGAGCGACACCTTCCCAAAATGTCGCCGAGCCATCGAATTTAATCTCCGGCGGTGCAGACCACTCCCACCAGCCCAAACTTAAGTCATCGGTAAGAATTGTTGCAAGTGCCCGCTCTCGCATTTTGTTTAATACAATTGAGTGCTGATCTCCGGCGTTAGAAAATAGAAAAGCCTGGGGATTGGGTGCGGCCATTTGCGTATAGCGCAAGGAACTCCACACATCTTCATCGTGATATTCCCTAGCCTCGTCTAAGAATATGGTTGAGGGCTGGCTAATTCCTCGAGTGGCTGAATTGCTGGCTCGGACGATATATCGCCGGCCATTTGTGAACTGAAGCTCTTGAAATCCTCGGGCTTCCAGCTTCTTTGTTAATTGACATTCTAATTCCGGGTGCTGAGTAATGATGTTGTAGATTTTGTAAAAGATTTAAGCCGAAGTAGTTAATTTGTGAGCTGTGTGAACTATCAAAGGCTCGTTTAATTGAAAGATTCGATA